AGATCCTACAACAGGAAAAGAGACCTTTTCCAATTTTTATCCTGCAAGCACAAATGCCAGTGATATTGAAGCTTTCGTTATAGATGATCCAAATGTTATCTATGAAATTCAAGCTGACGCTGCATTTCCAGTTGCGGATTTATTTGGTAACTTTGATATCGTGTATACCACTTCAGGTTCTACTGTAACTGGTATATCTGGTGCAGAGTTGGATGTAACAACAGGTGCGACAAACACTAATCTTCCGATCAAAGCGATTGACATATCTCAAGATCCAGAGAACAGTGATGTTTCATCAGATGCCACTAATGTCCAAGTAGTTATTCAAAATAGCATATTTGGTGTTAAGGGTGCAGGATTAGCGTAAGGGAGATTAGATTATGGCTATTTCAAGAGCACAACTCGTTAAAGAGTTAGAACCTGGTCTTAACGCTTTATTCGGTATGGAATATGATCGTTATGATCAACAGCATTTAGAAATTTATGAGACAGAAACCTCTGACAGAGCATTTGAAGAGGAAGTAATGTTAAGTGGATTTGGTAATGCACAAACAAAATCAGAAGGTGCTGGTGTTGTATTTGACGATGCAAACGAAGTATATACTTCACGTTATACAATGGAAACTATTGCATTAGCTTTTGCATTAACAGAAGAAGCAATGGAAGATAATTTGTATGATCAGCTTGGTAGAAGATATACAAGAGCACTAGCAAGATCAATGTCACACACAAAGCAAGTTAAAGCTGCCGCAGTTTTGAATAATGCTTTTGATTCCAGTTTTACTGGTGGTGATGGCAAAGAATTGTGTGCAACAGATCACCCATTAGGTGGTGGTGGTACATTTAGAAATGAACCATCAGTTGCTGCAGATTTAAATGAAACATCATTAGAGAATGCTCTTATTGACATTTCAAACTTTGTTGATGAGAGAAATATGATTGTTGCAT